GAACCTCTCTATCGCAAGCGGGGCAATAGCCTTGCGCCTGTTGGTTTTGATGGTAGCCCCAGCGGTGGGCTTGTAGTTGCATTTTAAGGATTGGGTCTTGAATTGCTACGGGTGTGCCTTCGTCATAAAGTTTCAAGGCTTCTTCTCTTGTCATTATCCCTCCATCGTTTCGATTAGGTTCTGTGCATATAGGTAGGCTGGTGAGCCTTTTTCTACTGTTGTCGTCGCGGTGTCAAACCAATCCGAAAAGCGGAAAACAACACTCACGATGTCATTGTTTGAGTCTGTCATAATTTCTAGGTATGAACTAGGGCCACCGTAAGAAAAACAAACCTTGGTCATTTTGTATGTATCAATAGACAAGGCTGGCTCGTCAAAATAATCATCGTGGTTTTGGTTTTCCATCATTGCATTTAGTTGTTCATTAAGTGAGTCTAATTCGCTTGCAATTCGTGCTGCACAATCTTGTTTCATTGTTTCCATTTGTAACCCTTTCTATAATCAGCTCGTGATTGAGTTGATGGTGTAAGTATGGCACAGCCTCCCCCATCTTGCAACAAATCAACACCGAAACAGGTAACGATTAGATAACGCTTTCGGCTTGCAACCGGTAGACATTTGCCTGGTATTTGTCAAGGCATCAGCTGTAAGTTACTCGACGAGCTGACCTGGTAACTTGGGATCTTGCTGAGAATGTCGGTGGTGTTGTGGCTGCTGGTCTGCCTCGGCTGGTCTGTCTGTCTGCCATTACTTAGCAGATGCTTAGCCCTCAGCCCTCGACCTTGACCGCCCGAAGGGTAGTAACCGCACCGCTTTCGGCTAACCGTTTACCGCTAGCCGTACGGCTTAGGACAGGGGCAGGGGGTAGGGCAGACCAAAAGCGGGGCAGGCTGACCCCCCTATGCTGAATTCTTTTGCACGGTGGTATATACTCCCCAACAAAATATATTTCCTAAAGTGAAAGCTGCAAATATAGCCTCTGACCTGCGGTTTTATATACTGTGATGCAACTCACATTGTAAAAACGGGAAATCCAGTATTTTTCCTGCCTTATATATAGTAAGGGGCTTTAGTAGGAAAGACCCTGAGCAGAAGGCGGTATGGCCTCTTACGAGGCCCCTAGGCCGAGTTCAGTCTTACCCCTCAGTTCGCTGTAGCTCCTTCGGGCGTTAAGCCCGATCTGCCCAGTACTTTTAGTGGGGATAGGTCTATCTACTAGTAGATGAAACCTTCCTCGCCTAGTATAAGGAATCTCTGATTCCGCCCGAGGCCTTGCGCCTCGTGAAGATACGATCCGATTCCGGCCCATTTTAGAAGTGTGACATCTCGTAACCGAGGTATGTAGGCTCAACTAGGAGAGCACCTACACGGCGCTGTCAGTCGCTCGGTCAGGACTGGTTCCTACTGACACTATTAAAGGAGTACGATGGCTGATAACTCAGCAGATATCGCCAAGCGTATTATCCTTGGCTGTGTAGCAGAGGGTATGACCATCGAGCAGGCTTGTGCCTCGGCTGGTAAATCCATTAAGACCTACGAGTACTACCGTCGTACCGATAAGATTTTTACAGACAAGGTTGACCGAACCCGCCTAGGGCTGAAGGACAAGAGCTTTGCAGCATCCGATGTCCACGACTTAACCTTTGCAGAGTTCCGCCAGAAGTACCTACACTCCCGCACCTTTCCACATCAGCAGAACTTGATTGATGTAATAGAAGGCCGCGAACCTGGCTGGCTCCATCCTTCAATGAAGTACGAAAAGGGTCTGGCTAACAACCGTATCCTTTTGAACATACCGCCAAACCACGCCAAGTCTATGACCGTGACGATTGATTACGTCACTTGGCAGGTTTGTCAGAACCCTAACTTTAGAGTACTCATCGTATCTCAGACTCAGCAGTTAGCTGCAGACTTTCTCTACGCCATCAAGCAACGCCTGACTCATCCAAATTATGAAGCACTCCAACAGGCTTACGCTGCTGGCGTAGGGTTTAACTCTAAGTCAGCCTCCTGGCAAGCAACCCGTGTCACCTTTGGTGATGAGCTACGTGAGTCATCTGAAAAGGACCCGAACATCGAAGCCGTCGGTATCGGTGGTCAGATCTACGGTAAGCGTGCTGATATGATTATCGTAGACGACGCGGTGACATTAAAGAACGCTAACGAGTTTGAGAAGCAGATTCGTTGGTTGACCCAGGACGTGCGCTCTCGTTTGAACCCTACTGGTAAATTGATTATCGTAGGTACCCGCGTTACCGCAGTTGACCTATACCGTGAGCTTCGTAACGAAGACCGCTACCCAGGTGGATTGGTCCCTTGGACCTACCTTGCGATGCCAGCCCTTCTATCTACAGACAATGACCCTGATAAGTGGGAGACTCTCTGGCCTGCAAGTGATGCTCCATTTGATGGACAGACAGAATCAGATTTGAACGAAGACGGCCTATACCCTAGATGGAATGGTCGCAACCTTTACAACGAACGCCAAGCTATGGATGCAAGTACCTGGGCTTTGGTCTATCAGCAACAAGATATCTCAGATGATGCCATCTTTGATCCGGTATGTGTGCGAGGTTCTATAGATGGTATGCGTAAAGCAGGTCGCTTGGTTCCTGGTAACCCTGGTCATCCACGCGATGTCAACGGCTTTTCTTTTATTTGTGGTCTTGATCCCGCTATGGTTGGTGATACAGCCGTCGTTTGTTACGCTGTTGATAGGGCTACACATAAACGCTATATCGTTGATGCTATTAAAATTACTAGGCCAACGCCTGCTGCAATACGCCAGTTAATCTTTGACTGGACTTCCCTGTATCAACCCAGTGAGTGGATAGTAGAAAAAAATGCTTTTCAATCATTCCTTACGCAAGATGAGGGCATCCGCCAAAACCTTGCCTCACGGGGTGTGTTACTGCGAGAACACCATACTGGAACCAACAAGTGGGACTCCGGTTTCGGTGTTGCTTCTATGTCTACTTTGTTCGGCACAAAGCAACACGACGGAAAGCACCACCGCGACAACCTTATTCATTTACCTAGTGACCAAACTGAAAACGTTAAGGCGTTAATCGAGCAATTGATTACGTGGTCACCTAATACTAAAGGCAAGACCGATATGGTTATGGCTCTTTGGTTCTGTGAGATCCGCGCACGTGAGATGCTCAACCAAGGTATGCACAAGACACACCATCTTAAAAACCCATTCCTATCTCGACACGAGGTAGGCAAGCGAACAGTTATCAACATAGATGAATTGCTCGCCGAGAAAGATCGCACATTCATCTAATAAGGAGATAACAATGGAAAGATATATCGGGACAATGGAAGCCGATGCTGCAAAGGCTGCTGCAAAGAAAAGAGCAAGCAAAGCAAAAACTACTGCACGCGTTGCAGCAAGAACTCGCGCAGATAAGAAGGCAGCAGTTGGGTCAGATACAAAACCATTTAATGCTAGGTTGATGACTCCAAGAGAACTTGTTGGCGGAACAGAGCCACGTTCAACTAAGAAGCCAATAATTAAAGTTACTAAGAAGCTAAGTCAAGCACCTAAGCGTAACCCAAAGAATGCACAAATCAAGCGCACAGTGGGTAGAAAGGCTGGTAACAAGTAATGGCAGCTCTACCAAAAAGACCAAAAGGCGTTTTATCTAAAGGTCAAGGCGCAAGCAACTTTGTTCCTGGCGCTTATAGCAAAACAGGAAAAGATAAGTTTCAAGATGTCATCAGCGCTGCTATGGATACAGCTGAAACACAAAAGGATCGCGCTAACATTAAGAGCGTTATTTATTCAGCAGGTCGAAAGTACAAGGTTGATGCAGCCGTAGTTCAGAAGGCAGCTAAAGCAGCAGAAAAAATGTATGCAAAGCCAGTAGTAAAGAAGGCTGTTGCTAAAAAAGCTGCAGTTAAGCCATTGGTCAAGAAGAAGGCTGGTAAGAAGTAATGCCAAATATAAAAAAGACATCACCTATGAAGCCAAAAGTTTTACGAGCACCATCAAAGGGTGTTAAGACTCCAATGCCTAAGACTGGACCAAGTGGTAAGAAAAAGTTAATGCCACTTACAGGACCAGCAGCAGTTGAGGCAATTCAACGTCGTACTTCACCTGCTGGTGTAAAGAAGGCTGAGATGGACGCTAAGAAGGCAACCAACAAGAAGTACCCAGGATTATACAAGAAGTCTAAGTAAGGATTACCAGTGGTAGCAAAGAAACCAACCAGGCAACAGGTAGCACAGGCTAAGGCTCGTGCAGGTGGTAACAATCCAATCAAAGTAACAGATGAAGGATTGAAGAAATTAGGCAAGGCAGCTCTTTTAGCTGGAATTACACTTGCTCCTACTGGTAGAGCAGCCTCAACTGTTGCTAAGTTTGTTTCTAGATCTAAAGCAACTAAGTTAGCATCAGGTGAATCAAAGGTAAAGACTAGAACTTTTACACAAGGATCAAAAGCAAAGATTACAAATACTCCACCAAAGAAAAGTCCTGCTGGTCCTAATTCCCCAATAAAAGGAACTAAGGTAAAAGTAGAATATAAAACAAAAGCATTGACTCCTAGACAAGAGGCCACTGTTACAACTGGACGTATCGTTCGTGAACGAGGCAAAAAGGCTGGAACCTACGTAAAAGGTGCAGCAACTGGTGCTTTAGTAACTAATGAAGTGAACAAGGCAAAAGCCAAAAAGAAGAAGTAAGGACCCCACATTGTTATCAGTCAAAGAAGTTGACGCTAAGCTCGCACGCTTACGTACTCGCTCATCAGCGCGAGATCAACGTATGCGTGATGTGCTTTCGGTGCGTCAGGGAGATATCTCTAAGGTATACCCTGCAATGTTTTCAGAGGAATATCCAAAGCCTCTGGTTGCAAACTTCATTGACGTAGCAGCACGTGACTTGGCAGAGGCAATGGCACCACTGCCATCCTTTAACTGTTCAGCAACCAATATGGTTTCAGATGCAGCACGCAAGGGTGCAGATACTAGAACTCGTATCGCAAACTTCTATGTAACAAACTCTGACCTGCAACTGCAGATGTACACAGCAGCAGACTGGTATAATACCTACGGTCTTGGTATCGGTATGGTTGAGATGGATTTCGATGACAACAATCCTCGTATCCGTATGCTCAACCCATTTGGTACCTATCCAGAGTTAGATCGTTATGGCCGTATGTTATCTGTTACACAGGTTATCGTTACCGATGCAGAGACACTAGCTGCACAATACCCAGAGTATTACGATTTAATCCTAGGTAAGAACCAGTACGCTCTTTCTTCTCCTTATATCTCAATGGTCAAGTACCACGACAAGGACCAAGATCTGCTCTATCTACCAGAGCGTAAGAATCTTGTTCTAGCACGTACGCCTAACATCCTAGGTAAGCCAATGGGTTCTGTCGTAATGCGTTCATCTCTTGATGGTGAAGCACGTGGACAGTTTGATGATGTTCTATCTGTACAGTTAGCTCGTGCTCGTTTTGCAATCTTGCAGATCCAAGCAGCAGAAAAGTCTATCCAAGCACCTATTGCTATCCCACAGGATGTGCAAGAACTTGCTCTTGGTCCGGATTCAATTATGCGTTCTGCTAACCCACAAGGTATTCGTCGCGTTCCACTAGAACTACCACCTGGAGTCTTCCAAGAATCAGGTGTACTAGAGCGTGAACTACGTCTTGGTTCTCGTTACCCAGAATCTCGTTCAGGTAACATCGACGCATCAGTAGTAACTGGTCGCGGTGTGCAAGCACTACAAGCTGGCTTTGATACACAGATCAAATCAGCACAAGCACAATTTGCTCGTATGTTCCAAGAACTTATTTCTATTTGCTTTGAAGCAGATGAGAAAGTATTTGGTGGTATTCCAAAGACCATCAAGGGAACAGATGACGGAACACCTTACATTCTAAAGTACACACCATCTCGTGACATTAAGGGTGAGTACGGCGTAGATGTACGCTATGGAATTATGTCTGGTATGGACCCAAACCGTGCCATCATTGCTTTACTACAAATGCGCTCAGACAAGCTCGTATCTCGTGACTATGTACGTCGTGAGATTCCAATGGA